ATTGATATTCTGATAGGTCATCATCTTCTGTCTCTTTGAAGGCAACATCTGTCTCGAATGGGAGCAGACGTATTGGGGGATTGAATTTCTTGTTGAATTCACTGCCAGGCCATTTCCACTGATTATAGGCAAACCTTGCAAATGTTCTTGGAAGATCGGCCTCTTGGATCTCGTACTGACTGAGTATGATGAATACATCTGAGACAAGGTCACGGTATAGCTCTGAGCCTCCAGTGATCTTGATAGCGATATTGTATGCCTCTTTATTCCAAAACACATCCCGAAGTTATTAAATATTTGAATACCTCATTGATAAATTGTTCTGATACTGGCTTGCTATTACAAAACCGCCACAGCTGTGCATAGTTCAGATCACTATCCTCTGAAAGATGAGTCAGCTTGTAACGATTGGAGAGCCTCTTGTGAAGCTCTCCTCTCATCCAATCACTTAGGCTCACATCAGAAGGGAAGGTCATCTTCAAACTCATCTGCTGCTTTTATTTTATCACTTGTATTCTGCAATACCGGTGCTGGTGCTGGTGCTACCCATGGCTCTTTGATTGCTGCACTAAAATACTTTTTATTCACTAACTTGCTTTCTTTTACCCATAAAGATATCTCAAACTCCTTACCTTCTACATTGATCTTGCCTCTGTAGTCAGGCTGATTGTCGGCAGTCTTTTTGTCATTCTTGAAGATTGCTCCACTGTTGATTTTCTGTTCCATACTTATTTGTTTAATCTACTTTAATATTAGGCCCTCTATACTCTTCTGTGGCATTCAGTTCCTCAATCAAATGATCTGCCAGGATAACTGATTTTTCCACAAGTGTATTCATTGCTTTGCCTTCTGAGGCAATGATCATTGCTGCTAGCAATTCTGTTGCTATTTGTTCACGTTTCGTCATTATTTCTATAAATTAAATTAGTTACCAGTACCCATAAATTTTCGCCTAGTCTCCAAGTCCTCAAGGATTTGATCCAGCTTAGCAGACACCTCATGATATTCCTCATTTGTCAAAGGTATTAAAGAAATTTGAGTAAAATAAATCCTCCAATACATTGACTCAGACTTGATATCATACACATGCTCTTGTACTACTTCCATCACTTATTATTTAGCTTGTTAATATACTGCACATAAAATTCTGATGCATGTCTGAGCCTCTCCAGCATTGCCAGCTCAAGCTCAATGTCACGTTCATATCTGATAACTGTGATACGTTTTGCTGCATCAATATGGTCCACTCTATGCAGAGACATATTATCCCACTGATTAAGTAGTCCAAAATCATTGTTTGGATCTGTAGACACCATGCAGTAGATCAGCTCAAATGATGGCCTATCATACAGATACATGTAGGCTCTGCCTTGCCATTCATAAAGTGACTCATCACCATCCTCTGCTGTTGCTGGCCATGTCTCAAGTGACCAAGATGTCTTGATGTCAATGATAGTATCATCCAGTAGGATGTCGCATTCACCAGTCATCAGCTCAGTTTCTAGTCTGACCTTGTTCTTTTTGTAGTCAGTGAATCTGACTGCATTGACTAGATCAATACTGTCTTGCTCTTGCTCAATGCCCTTGATAATGTACTTGTTATTCAGCTCAATATTGTAGCCGTAGAAGTCTTGCTTTGCAATTGACTTGATGTAACTCTTTGCTGTTTCTGATAGGACCTCTGACTTGCTTCTAGCGTTTGTCATGATCTTACCTATGCTTGATGGATGCCATTTCATATTTCAAAGTTTTGTTTGATGTAATCTTCTGAATTCTCATAGCCTTCTGACTTGTACTTGCCATCAATATAGGCTGTCATTATCTCTAGCTTGGCTTTCTGATAGAAGTTTTTTATCCATTCTGATCTGAGATCGTCACTAATTAAAATCCATTCATCACTCTGCATGAATTCTACCATCTGTTGTATTGCCATTGGTCTCATAGTCTTGCCTCCTGATCTTTAGTTAATAGATAGTTTGTTCTCAACTCCTCAGCTGTATACTCACCTCTTGCAATCTTGGCCAGTGCCCTACCAAATGCCTCATCTGTAAGTGATGTCTTAGCTGCTGGCTTTGGCTCTTCAGTTGCCTTAGATGCTGCCTTGCCATCATCATCTGTTGCTGCCAATGATAGGATGCTAGTCAATGTGTACCTGCGATAGTAACTGATGGCACTACCTAGCTGCTGGGGATTCTGTAAGTCAGGCAGTTTCATCATTGATTCTACATGTTCACCAGTGTCAACATCTATAATCTTGGTGTAGACCATTTGATCAATGATAGGCTGCATGATGATCAGTCCATTATCCATCAGGATATTCTCACATGCATCTAGTACAGCATTGAGATCTGCGTATCTTGAATGATGACTCTGAGCATTCTTGTGGACCTTGCCGATTGCCAGCTTTGCGTTATGCAGTTTTTTGTACATAGGTACCGGAGCTGCACTCTCCTTTTCTTTAACTGTTGCCATAATTTGTGGTATTAAATTTCAACAAATATAATTATTATTTTGAGATAAACAAATCAAACCATTGAATAAATTCATCAAATGACTTAACTATTAGATATGTTCCTCCAGCTTTCTCTATCATTTCTTGATATCTTATCTGTGCTTCAGACTGTCTATCCTTGCCATACTTAATCTCAATCTTCACTGATCTGCCATTTATTGTGGCTGATATGTCAGCTGATCCCTTTGTGCCAGTTCCTTTGGTCCACTTGCCTGGCATCTGTCTTGTGCCCTCACCTACCTTCAGCTTGGCTCCTTGCCTCCACATTCCAGTAGTATTAATTCTTTCAGCTTGATAGCCTGATAAGTTAATGAATGAAACCACTGATTTAGTGAGAGCATTAGCTGATGAGTCGGCCCACTTAGTTTTAGCCAGTGCGAATTCAGGCATTGAGGGATATTTGTCTTTGAGATGTGCTGTCTCAAGATCAATAAGTCTTTGTTTATTTTCCTTGTTCATAAATTCTATCTAGTGTTAATGTTTTACCTGGTGCCAAAGTTGTATCCCTTGCCCAGTCTTCTGCGTTTACAAATGTAAATTTGTGCTCTTCAGCTGGTACTACTTTCTTCTGCTCTGACAATTTGCTGATGAATAGGGCAAAGATTGCGGACCATGCTAGGATCATGATAATTGATATTTGTTTCATTCTTTCTCTAGTTTTTTAACCCAGTTCTGAATTGTCCTCCTAGATACTTCAAGGATCTCAGATGCTGTGGTGCGATTAATATTTGGATTTGCTTTATACATGGCCATGAATTGATCATGAGTATCTGATCCAGCTGACCTTGCTATCTGCTTGAGATTGTTTTTCTCTTTTACATCTCTTTTTACTAACTTACTCATGTTGATAAAATAATTAGATAGCTTTTCAGCTCTCAATAAACTATCAGTTTTCACTATCCCCATCTTGATTGAGTCATCAAATGCTGACCAAATTGTGTTGATTATCAATGCGAATCTTGGGATGTAGCTCTTTTGTTTAGGTAGCATTGATTTCATGTACTCATTCTCATCATCTGAATTCTGAATATCAGTAATCTGATCATGGATCCGTATCCATTCAGCTACTGCCTTGCTTTCAAACTTAGATACTGTTGATTCAATCTCACCTTTGTCATTAAATTTCAACAGATTGCGCTGTATAGAATCTCTAAAGTTTATGACAAAGGATCTATACCATTCAATAATATCCTCTTCAATATGCTTGTTATTATAGTGGTTTACATTTAGCTCAGGATAACTGATGAGAATCCTATCCACAAATCCATTCTCTTTATTGTCACCAGTGGTGAAGTCCTCAAATACTGATGGCTGTATACCGCCTAGCACTGGAATGAATGGCTTGTCAACAAATGCACTCTTGGATGTTTTACGATTAAGAGATATGCTGGTGCCCGACCATGATGATAGCCAAAACTCAAGATCAGATCCTTGTCTGTACTTGTTCATGTCCTTAAACCATCCAGCGAGCTCATCCTTAAATATTCCCACAGCATTTGGATTCTGCTCATGTAGATCCACAAGAGCTTCAAGAGTAATATCACCAACAAGAAACTGCTTACTAACTGGCTTTGTTATCTCCTCAGCATATTGCTTTTCTTTCTTATCAAGTGCTTCATATTCTCTCCATTTGGCATATTGCTTCACATATTCTTTCTGCTCTCTGACATTCACCTCTCTCAGTGGGAAAATCATCTGATTGATAGATGGTGTTTTTCCTATACCTGGCTTTCCAACTATTGCGATCCATACTGTTGCAATCTCTTGCCATCCTGGCTTGACTTCAATCCTAGCAGAATTACCAATGATCACTGATGCCATCCAAATGAAAGCTGATCCCATGTAATCAATTGACAAACCTAATGTATTGGCTGACTCAATGATGTACTGCTGAATCTCATGAGGAAAGATGTCAAGAGGGAATTGTATTCTATCAATCTGTACTTCAGGCACCTCATTCTTAAAGTCTACTTTAGGAATCTTCCTAGTACCATATCCTTGAGAATAGATATCAGATGCTGCCTTAGTCATATCACCATTGTGATACTTATAGGCATAGATTGCAAATGGTGATAGCAGCTGCTCATTCGGATACAATGTGCCAGTGCTGAATAGATACATGCATCCACTATCCTTGTAGACATATCCTGAATGTGGTGATGTGGCACCATGTCTCTTGATGATGTAGTTTGTGGATGTATTCCTTACAATTGTAAACTCATCACTGATTAGGTCCATTGCTGAATGTCTCAAGTTATAGTCAACCCAAGGTGTAATATCATTCTCTGATGTGGCCTTGTATTCACTTTTCTTAGGGGCATCAATCTTGACATTATCAATGTGATTGAATGTCTTTGATATGGACCAAATAATATCCCTTTCTTGTTCACTGATGTATTCAATCTCATGATAGCTTTTAAAATACAAAAAATTATCATATAGCACCACCATTCCACCAGTGCCTCTTGATTCAATGATAGCTTCTTTCTTGCCTTTTAATGTAGCTATTTTAGTATTGCCAGCTGGAAATTTGCACTTGTACAGAATATGATATCCAGCATTCTTTGTCTTGGCAATTACTACCTTATCAGCGAAGTCCTCAATATTGTCATTGATAAAAGATAGATATTCTTTCCACCATTCTTTCTGCTCTTGCAGTCCGACAATAACCTTGAGATCAACATCAATGCATTCCACATCATTAACACCAGTAACTAGTCCATACAATGGTGAATCCAATTGCTCCACCTCATCGGCTGATCTTGCCTTTGTTTGGTTTATCTTCCAGGATCCTATTGGCCTTTTATCTTGGTCCACTGGTATTATTGAATAACCCAGTGAGGCTAACTTTCTTAGATATGATTTAGTCATGATACAAAATACAAAAGCCCTTCCAGTTTTCGTGATGCCGCACTACTAACCGAAAGAGCTTTCAATAATTTTCTTTCTAATCCTCGGCATAGGATATTGCAAATATATAAAAAATAAGATAACACCATAAAATTTGATTTTATTAATTTACTACTGTGCAAGGTGTGCAATGTGCACACCTAATTTCACACCTAATTTCACACCATTTTCTCAGTGTTTATAAGGGATACAGAGCAAAGTGCACACTTTTCACACCTTTTTTGTTTTTTCACTTTTTTTCTGTGGTAATTTTTTACAAAATATCTAGTGTGCACTGTGCAAGTGTGCAATGTGCACACCTCTTATTCATACAGCTGCACCCATTCTGTGAGCTTAGCAATGAAGTCATAGTCCTCTAGGATCACCAGTCCAGCTGGACATTTCTCAATGGGGCAATCAAACTCTTCTCTGAGCATGAAGATATCTTTCTCAATGGATGACTGACTATAATTATCGGATAGGATATGATTGATCCTATTGTGCAGTCTTGTAATTGTGTACGGCCTTTGTTGAAGGCAATATACAATAGCTGACATTCGTCGTAATTTATTCCTCATAGCAATTCTTTTAAGTCCTCCCTAGTAATGTATCCACTCTTATCGAGAAAGTGGCTAGAATGGTCTGTATTGAGCTTCAGCGTCAATGTAATCGTGTTGCCTGATACATGGTCCACGCACATCCACACTTTGTCCTCTTCTATTTGCAGCAGATAATCTTCATGTACTTCCTTGTGCAGCTCATTGATTGTCTTTAGATATTCATAGTCTTTGGCCCTCATCCAAATGTTGTGCTGCTTGAGTCCATATAATACAGAACAGTGATCCATTCCAAACATCTTCCCAATGGCATCAAGGCTGTGCCATCTTCTAAGCTCTGACCAAAGGTAGTATCTCTTGTACACCAGCTCTCGCTTTCTGTTTCTTACTTTTAGTCCATGCTTCTCAGCTAGATCCATTATCATTGATGTGTTCATATCTCTTCAATTTTATATCCCCATGCAATGTATTGCTCTAATGTGTCAAGCTCATCAGCTGGATGATCAAAGCCCTCTTGTCTTAGATAGCCATTAGCATCTTGATAACAATACCACCATGTGCCACCATCAGGCTCAACAGAATCCTCTAGCCAAACTCTATATTTCTTGAATGGTACCATAGTCCATCTAAGTCCAGCTTCAGTAGATCCATTGTATAGCTTTAAATACTTTGCCAAATCATTTGTGAATATTATCTTCTCAAGCAATCTGCCATCAGGATGATTGAATGTGAATTTTACTGGTATTCGTTTAGTTGCTTTTTTCATATAATCATGAATTTGTTATAATTATCTTTTGATACAGTATACCCAAGTGAATTGAATAATTTAAAATATCTGTATACTGTTCTTTGACTTACATTTAGATATCTTGAAATTGTGTGCAAGTGTCTTGGTTTTTGTTGTAATAGTTCAAGCAATCTTATGCATCTGTACATTTTCATTTGATTCATATCTCTTGTACTGCTTTAATTAATGGCGGCCACATGTCAGCCTTCTTGATTGCATCCTCTCTGCTATTAGCTTGTAGCACTATATAGGCATCTTGCCATTTAGATTTGCTGTTCAGCTTAAATTTATATGTGATCTTCCAGGTCCTCATTTCTCTTTGCTTTTATCTTGTAAATAATTAACATGATTGCTGTCCAGGATAATGCTATATAAACACCTACCCATTCAAACCAATGCCATACACCCCACCAAAACAATACTGTAGTGGCTGCCATGACAAATAATACTGCTGCTGTTTTCATGCTCTTGCTTTTAAAAATTGTTCATATAACTTCACATTAAATGATGCACTTTTCACATCATCTGATTCTTTTGATTTCCACCATTTAATCATTCTGTTGACTGGTGATCTGAATGATACAAATTCATTCTCTTTTTGCTGTGCTTTTTTCATCTTGATTATATTAGATTTAAACAAACTTTTGACATCTCGTTTGAGATAAGTGCATATGTCTTGAGAAGCATATTTATTTGATCTGAGATATTATTGTGCTTCACTAGATACTCTTCATATTCTTTATGAGATATGAATTCTATGCATTGCTTGTAGAATGTCTCTTCACACATCTGCTCATCCTGAAGATCTTGGATTTGCTTTCTTAGGTCACTTAATAATACAGTGAGCTTGTCAATTTTTAGTATTTTTTCTTTCATCTTTTGTGGTATTGATATGGTCAAAGATAGCTATCTTTTTTATATATGCAAATACTTATCATATTTTTTTCACATTTTTTTTATTGGGCCACAAAAAAGAGCAGCCATTGCTGACTACTCTCACCTAAATTACCACATTTGATGGCTTTACGAAAAAGCTAGGTATACGGTTGAACCGTTTATCTTTTTGGCCTTAAGTATTTGACCTCTGTTTCCTTTTGCTTTGTAGCTGACATGTACCCAATCAGGCTGTGAGTCATTACCAAACTCCCATATCATCTGATCAAAGGTAATGTTTTCCTTTATATATTCAAAGATTTGTGCATTAGTTATCTTGCCATATCTGTCAGCATCAAGATCAAAAGCCTCAGCCTTGCAATGCTGCGAGCTGGCACTCCCCTTCACAGCACGATTCAAGGCACCACTTCTGTAGCCTGAGCTGATGTGAATAGGTACAGCAAAGTGCAATCTGAGAGGCTCAAATACATTCTCACATAGTAGCTTTGCAGCTGCTAGATGCTTAGGATCAGTGATAGTATTATCTATGCCTCTGCGCTTAGCAGTATCTGAATGGCAAAACTCTGCCAATGTAACGTGATCACTTAGCATCTTCCTTAGTTAGTTGTGACAATGTAGCTGTAACTGTACCAGCTGCCACCATATATCCAGCTGCTGTGACAAGTGATGCTGGCAATACCACTGGAGCAGCCACAATAGTTGCACCAATCATACCAAGTGCTACACCAATGCGCTGCACTTTCTTCCAAAACTTTGGAGTCTTAGACTGCCATCTTTCTTTTAGGCTCATATTTTAATTCTTTAGGTAATATACCAACAAGCAGATCAGGATATTTTACACCTGAATGAATGTCATTGTCTGATGTTTGAATGCGATCCTCTAGGCAATCATATAATTTAGATTCTACTCTTTCAAGTTTGCCCTCAACAGCATCAAGTCTGCTTGTGAAATAATTGAACATTAACACTAGGATGAGAGTCAATAAACCTACCATCCCATTCTTTTTGATTGCTGCTGCAATTGCAATTGGATCCATGTTAAATTATGCAGTTTTGTTCCAAATCAATATATCTTATTGAGTATGAATATGTCAGAATATATATTATTTCCTGAAGATGCATTGCCCCATTGAGCTGTTACATTTAATGCATTTGAAACTGTTGTATCAAATGTTGTATTATTTACTGTGTTAAAGCCAAACCCTTGTACAGAAGCATTGTTAGTCTTTGTATAATGAAACGAACCTAAACTTACAATAGATGCTACACCAGCAGCTCCTATAGCTCTAATAGTAAAATCAATATTTAAAGACCAAACATCATTTATAACACTACTCCCTAGATTCTGTGGACCACTATTCAAAAGAACAATAGATCCTGCTTTGACTCTAATTGTAATATTTTGATTGTTATTAGCATTCATTACACCACCAAACACAGCCCTAAAACTATCACCTACTTGAAATCCATTTGCTGGTATAGTTAATGTACCCACACCGCCATTGATAAGACTGCTTTCTGCAGTAGTGTTAGTAATTAAAGTGCTGTTTGCAGTTTGAGCAAAGAGTCCATAATTAGTGGCAGCTGTGATTGTTGGTTTATTCTTGATGAAGTCAAGTGCAGCATTATTTGATTGATTCCAATCTGATTGAATCTGAGCAGCTGGGATTGTAGGCTTGTTCTTAATGAAATCAACCTCAGTATTATCTGACTGACTCCAATCTGATTGTACTTGAGCTGTACTTGTGACGTTAATATTTGTAGTTGCCATTAGCTTAGTGTTATATTTATTGTATTATTTTCAGTTGTATTTTGTGTGAATGTTTGCTCTAGCACTCCATCAACATAGACATTGTAAGTCGTTGTCAGATCACCACAATTACCAGCTGGAGGATTCCCATTCTCAAAGTCATAGTCATCATATGGGATGGCACACCAATCTTCATTGTCAAATACTCTCAAAGATACTAGCATTGTCCATCCAGCCACCATGTCTTGACCTTGATTGATGAATGGATCTGTGCCTATCTCAGCTGTGACATCCGAAAACTCAGTCCATCTGTACTGCTGTAGTGTAGTCTTGATGTCATTGCATATCAATAAACAGTCTGAATGGACCTCATTGATTTGTCTATAGTTTGAAAGATTGTACTTGTCACAGATGGTGATCACAAAATTCACATTCACATATCCAGCACCCATCCCACTAGGCTGCAAAGTTGCCACCATCAGAGGATACTGTGCAGCATCTCTGCTTATAGCATCAAGGAAGTCACCTTGAAAAAACTCATTTATTTGTCTGTGCTGTGTTGCGATCTCTTGCAGCTCCAGCATGATTTGATTTAGAGTCT